ATTATAGTGTATATAGTTTTAAATTAGCTTTATTATAAATGCAAGGGCAAACCCTCTCCCTTTTGACCCCCCTAATATACGACATCTATGTCGTGAATTGAGTGTCGTGCTTGGGTTATTCCATTAAGGTTTTGTAAAAAAATTCTTTCCCTCAGTAGGTTTAGGTAGGTTTATAAGAATCTCGTCCAGTATTTCGGATATGTGTTTAGCCATAGTGTTATTTTTTAATGATAGTTAAAAGCATTTCTTTCATCTCATCTTCATAAGCTGAGCTTCCATTTTTTATTTTATCTATAAATAAATCAATGTCGAAATTTTCATTTTTAGAATACAATAAATATGCTAGTGAGTGTACAAATTTACTATTTGCGTGGTGTTCTGCATTTGAGTAATTATCTTTAGACTCAAAAGGTTTTGATAATTTAAGTAGCTCTATGAGCAAGTCTTGGTTGATTGTTAAGTTTTCCATAGTGTAATAATTTTTAATAATAATAATTTACACCAAAACTAGCCATAGACTAAAATGGGTCAAGCAAATTTATTTTTTATTTTTTTCATTTAGCCATTGACTCTTGGGTACTAATCTATTTTTTTAGTTATATTAACTTAAATTATTAACACAAAAATTATTATTACATTATGAAAATTACTATTGAAATCAAACCAGAGGTTTACGAGGGTGCAGTACAATACTATAAAGAGGTATGTGGTATAACTAATGCTCGTGAAATAAAACAAGCTATTATAGGCGATATAGAAATGTGGACTGACGACCAACTAGGTTCAGAGTATAACCCAAATCGTTACCTATAAATTATTAACTATTTATAATTGTTTCAAAGCCCCAGCGATGGGGCTTTTTTTATGACCCTTGCTGACCAACTAACCCAGCCATATTCGCCACTACTATCTGCATCTTTTCGCAGTCGCCATAGTGGTCGTGCCTATACCTCTGTACAAAGTCGTAGTAGGTGCTGTTATCCTTGGCTTTCTTTTTAGCTATTCGTACCCAAGCATTTATTTGCTTCTCGTAATCCTCGCCAGCGTTATCTGCATAAGTCCAGAGCTTAGCTGGTTCTGTAATGCCACGAATAGTAGAGAGCCTAAGCATAGCCTCGTTGTTACTAAACCAAAACTGACCAGCGTAATTACTACCAGCACTACCAGTACCCTCAAAGGCATCTACAAACTGTTGCTTACTATAGATTCTGTGTACGCCATCATCGTGTCGGTATGGCTTACTGTTATCACCTCGTAACATCGTCCAACCATTCTTAGCACACAGCCTAGCTACCTCACTTGTGTTATAGTTACCATCAATAAAAACTCTGCACCCTATCTCTGGGTCTAGCCCACCTTGTGGTATATTCCATCGCTTGCACGCATCTACTATCTGGTTATCATTAACCACTTTACCACGCTCTATAAGTCTGCTCTCTACATCGTCTGACCACGCCCTAATAATATAATACCAATGGTCTTTTTGAGTATCAATAGTACAGAAATAATACTTAGCTTTCTCCCAAGGGTCGCCCAGCTCGTAACCACCAGAAGCTTTTGGTGCATCTGATTGGCTGATATATTTGCCAGTATCCCAAGGTGACGCTAAACGCTTGCGTACAAAATTCTCTAGTAAGTCTAAGTCACCACGATTCTTAGCATCAGTAGCATCTACAAACTGCTCGACCAAATCTTCCCAGCTAAAGTGAGCCAACGCATTGTAGTTATAAAAGTCTAGTCGTGCCTCACCATTTGGGTTCATACTAATGTACTTACCCTTTAAGTTTCTGGCGTGTTGGCTACTCGTGCTATACTTATGCAAATGACCACACTTACTACATTCATATCTAATCGTTTTCTTCAACTCTGGATAGTTCCAGCTACCATCTGGCAACCTTACATTGTCGCTTGTATCGAATCTTATACCACCCTTTGGAATGTTTCCAGCTTCATCTTTCTCGTGAGTCCACACGAGTGGCTGATATTCCCCACAACTTTCACAAGGTATATGCCATAGCTTTTGAGTAGACCTATCCCAAAGCTTATCCAAGTCACTACCCTTTGTTGCACCAGAGCTAGGTAGAAAAACTTGCTTGCTCCAACCATAGCTGGTTAGTCGGTCTAATATCTGACCAATGTAACCAGCCTCATACGCCCAAGCCTCGTCTAAACTAACTCGCTCTAGGGTCTTACTATTTCGGTTACTCAGTACATTTGCTGAGAGCAACCGAATAGACCCATAGACTGGTTTCATATAATGCGTCTGGATAGCGTACCTAGTATCTGGTATAGTTCGCATAACCGAATTGCACCCCATTAGCAAAGGTGTAAATTTATCTGCACTAAACTCGTTCAAGGTTTCAGCTGTTAAGTCATAGTGAGCTGACCGACTTGGCGTATGTTTCATAGAGTACAAATGCCATAGCTGAGCTGTTAAAGTTTTAATACATTGTACTGACCCTATCAGACCAACCATACCACCACGCATCTTTGCACACGCCCTAAGAGGCTCAGTCATTAGTGGGTGTCTGTCCCTCTGGTACAAGCCATAATCTAAATTTATGTTTTCCTCGCACCAACTAACAATATCTTTAGTCTGTAAGTCTAAGAGTCCCATATTAGTTCTGGATTTTCTAGGTACTCCTTAGATGAAAGTTTAGCGACATCGACAACAAATGGTGGTATAGCTATTGCTGTCTTTACCTTTGCCATCTTGTCGATGCCACTAAACAAATGCCCACCAGTCAAAACTGGTTTTAGAAAGTGGTATATGTCTTGGGCTGATTCCATATCTGCTAGCTTGTCGCATATCTGTTGCAAGTTAGAATCAATACAAGCATTACCAGAGTAGAATACATATTCTAGTATCTGCTCGCACTTCTCTCTAGTTATGGTCTCGCCATTATCCAGCCCTAGCTTTTTGGCGTGAGCCTCTGAGCGTCTTAAACTTTCATCAATCTTTACCAGAAGCTCAGTTAGTATTTTTGCCTCAGCTACATTATGAGTACGCAACGCCTCATCTAGTAACTTGTCTAGTTCCTCTCTGCGTTCCTCCAGAGTCTTGTTATCTTGCAATACTGGGCTATCAAGTATAGCTTTCTCAGCTGTCACTTTCGTCAGCCATTGTCTTACACTTGTCGGTAGGTTAGGTCGCCCAGAAAACCACCTTATCATTCCCTCGTCATCATCTATGGGTGCGTTGTCGGCTAGCCACCTAGAGATGGTTCTAGTGCTTACTCCAAACTTGTTAGCGTGCTTCTCACGATTATCCATACCTTGTGCTTAGTGTCAACTTGACACCTTATTTTAAATTCCTACTTCGCATAAAAAAATGTGGCAAGGCGATGAACCCACGAGGCTCACACTTGTAATAGATTCCTTGTTGCTGACATACCCCCCACCATTGCTAATATCCACACAATGGCACAGAATTGCCCCTTATGCCCCCCAGAGGGTAAGCCCCAATATGTAGACCCTATTAGCATAGCCCTAACCTCTTCAAGTCGCTTACAATCGGTTTTAAGGCTACGGCATCTACCTCAGATAAGTTATCAGTATTGCGTAGGTACGCTGATAGCTTATTAGTGTAGACTAAATGACTAGCTGGCTTGGCTTTTATATTCTGACTGCCACCCCCTCTGGCTCTTTCAGCTGGTGACACTACACCTAATGCTAGTGCCATCTGCTTTGGGTCGTCAGCTACTCTGCGATACTTAACAGCTCTCTTAGTAAAGCCCTCACCAAAATTCTGAACTAACCAGCTCTTATAGTTGTTACGACCAGTATGGCTCTGAGCTTCTTTAAGTAGTTGCCCTATCTGTACGCCAACCTTGCACGCTTCACTAATGTTCTGCTTAGCTGTGTTGGCTCGCTGTAGTGCCTCAACATCTAATGCTTTTATATTGTTTTCTATTGTTGTTAGTATGCTTAGCTCATTCATAGTTGTGCCTTTCTGCAATTATCTCTGTTGGATTCTGGGCGATTGTTATAGGATTGCAAGCCAAATGTATCTCGCAACTCATTAGCTACAGCTGATACAGCTGAGCGAGTAAGACCAGATGCCTTAGCAATGTCTTCAAAGGATTTAATATTGTTACCTAAGTCTAGGTTAAGAGCTTGGGCTAGCACCATAGTCCTAGCACCAATGCTGGAAGCTGTACCACCAGATATTAGAAACACCATTAGACGAGCCATAACTACTGCCAGCTCTCTGGTATGTTCTACTACTGGCTCTAGCTTATCTACTACATCGTCATTTACTGCGATGTCTGTATTTTCTAATAGCTGGTATGTTTTCATTTTGTTTTATTCTTTTAAATATTAGGCGTGTGGTTTTCATAAAATTCTAGTAAGCACAATCTCTACCCTTGGGTTATCCTTATCTACATCGAGCTTAGTCGGTAGGTGCGTAAGTATGTTGTGGTTATCATCAGCCATAAGCCCAGCCTCTACAAAGCCATCGTAGTACGCCTTACAGAGTGCCTCAGCGTTTCTGATGTCACGCCTACGATTAGTTTTAAAATAGTAAGTCTCTTGGGCTTCTACTTTCTCCCAAGGCTTAGTGTAAATGTTCAGCTTATCTATTTCATCAATCGCCAGTATCTTATGTCTTTTGATTAAGTTACGCACCATACCTATGCCTTGCTTACTGATGGGCGTATAATTCCTAGAGAGCTTTGGGCTAGGAATCGGTAAGGTAACTATAATAGATTCGCTCATACTTCTGGTTCAGTCTTATCAATTATAAAAGTACCCATACAATCCAAGCCAACTATGTTATGGTCAACCCAGCTGATTGCCTCTATATGGCTTAGCCCTTTGTTCATAAAGTGCCTTACCATTCTGTCGTATGAATAAACTAGGTAACCATTTTTGATACCTATAATAGCCTTATCTAAATCGTCTAAAGCTACAGAATCTTTTTTTAACTTAGCTCTATCAAAGTAACTCATAATTTTCTTATAGGGTTAGATTAGGTTTATGTCAAAC